CGGATTCAACGTCAAGCAACAGAAGAAGGTTGCGTCCATCTTTGAATCGGCTATCAAGAGTACCACACGACAGGTCGGTAAGCAGATTCATGAGCATTATTCGAAGGTTCACAAGAGGCGTCTAGCGAAAGCGCAGGGGCTGATTGAGAATCGTCTGAATACCTATCTCGATGTTGTTGTCGAGGAGTGGGTGAAGACGAATGCTGTGCCCATACGAACCTCGCTTCGCACTGAACTGTCGGAGAACTTCCTGAATGGCTTACAGAAGTTGTTCACGGAGCATTACATCGACGTACCAAAGAGTAAGACAAATGTGGTGAAGAGCCTTACGCATCAGGTGGAAACACTCAAGCGTCAGGTTAATGAGCAGTATACGGAGAAGCTGAAACTGCGCAGGTTGGCAGAGACAGCAAATAAGAAACGAATTGTCGCGACATTTGCGCGTGACATGAGTGAATCGCAGGCAGGGAAATTGGAGAAGTTGGCAGAGGACACACAGTATGTCAGTGCCAGGGACTTCCGCGAAAAGTTGACAATGCTGAAGGAGAGTTACTTCGAAAAGAAGCCGAATCGCGCGGTGCGTCTACCTGAAGAAAATGTTCAAGAAGTGTCAGAAAAAGGAGGCGCGCCGAAAGGTGAGGCAGATATGGTTGCAGAGGTCATCACTCGTCAAGCGAAGTCGAGTGATTGGTAAACTGTAATAGTTTCGAAGGAATTAAATAACAATCAACAGCATTATCTAACTGTTGCGATAGTTAACATTCATCTTAGGAGTCACGCAGATGGCAGATACATTTCTAACCGAAGAGATTAAAAGTAAGTGGGCGAAGGTCATTAATCACCCCGACCTTCCTGATATCAAGGAGTCGTGGAAAAAGCGGGTCACTGCGATCTGTTTGGAGAATACCTCACGTGAGGTTAGTAAGTCGGCACAGTATATGGACGAGACGTTGTTGTCCGAGGCTGCGCCAGCTAATGCCGCGGGAGCGTTCCCGAGGGCCAACTTGCAGGGGTTTGATCCGATTTTGATCTCGCTCATTCGTCGTTCTATGCCGAACCTCATCGCGTATGACTTGTGCGGCGTTCAGCCGATGACAGGTCCTACTGGCCTCATCTTTGCGATGAAGTCGAAGTTCACCACGCAGGCCGGCACGGAAGCATTGTTCAACGAGGCGAACACGGGCTTCTCTGCTAACGCTGCGACACAGACGGGCACGTTGCCTGCTGGTAACACGTCGGCGGTTTCCAACTCTACGAACTTCCTGTATGACACGGGTATGACGACCGCATATGGTGAGACGCGCGGAGATTCGGCCGCGAATGCTATCCCTGAGATGGCGTTCTCGATTGATAAGGTAACCGTAACTGCGGTAACCAGAAAACTGAAAGCAGAGTACACGATTGAAATCGCGCAGGACTTGAAGGCGGTTCACGGTCTCGATGCTGAGACGGAACTTGCTAACATCCTGTCTGCGGAGATTCTTGCGGAGATTAACCGCGAGATTATTCGTACCATCTACTTCGGTGCCGTCTTGGGTGCGAACAATAACACTACGACTGCTGGTGTGTTCGACCTCGATACCGACTCTGATGGACGTTGGATGGTTGAGCGTTTCAAGGGACTTTTCTTCCAAATTGAACGTGACGCCAATGCCATCGCGAAGGCAACTCGTCGAGGGAAGGGCAACATCGTGCTATGCTCGTCTGACGTAGCTAGTGCGCTTGCTGCTTCTGAACTCCTTTCGTATGCGCCTAACTACGACGCGAAGCTCGCCGTGGATGACACGGGTAGCACTTTCGTCGGCACCTTGCAGGGACGTTACAAGGTGTATATTGATCCGTATGCTGCGGTGAACGATGTCAATCACTTTGTGGTTGGTTATCGTGGAACGAGTCCATACGATGCAGGGTTGTTCTACTGCCCGTATGTTCCGCTCCAGATGCTCCGTGCGCAGGACCCCGACAGCTTCCAGCCGAAGATCGGGTTCCAGACACGATATGGTATCGTCACCAATCCGTTCGCGAATGCGGACGGGACCAGCACTGGGACCATCGTGTCTCGTGCGAACCAGTACTATCGCATCGTAAACGTCCGCAACCTTATGTAAGGTTCGGATATCACGGATAACACCTTGGGGGAGTGCTTCGGCACTCCCCCTTTTTTTGTGCAGGGAACTTAGGTGATGGTTTTAGGCGGGGCCTCTAGCACTTCGACGACTTCATCCCAATCGTGCATATCGATTGCGTCGTAATCCGCTGGGCATCCGAAATCTCGTGGCTGGGGAGCGGTGGTGTTCCCCAAGGTGACACACAAACCGCAGCCGATGCATTTGTCAACGAGGACCGCACAGACCCAACGGCCATGGACATCCTGCTCCTCGACAATGCAATCCTCAACCGGGCACGCAGCCTGACAAATCGAGCAGGCAACGCCAAAGCACCGGTCCGGGTCAATTACGGCGATCCGTTTTGGTACCCGCTTGCGCGGGTTGTTCATCAGTTTGGTCCACATATTTTGCCGATTATAATGGTATTACTTTGACATCTCGCGAACAGTCAACTCATAGATGCGGTCATCTATAGTATCAAGGCGTCTTAACAGATCACGATGTTCAGCTTCTAAAAAACGAAGACTGGTATTTTGAACATGATCACTTGAGATGGGCATGTCTTGATTTTTTTCCATGCTATCATCAATACGGTCAATACTCTCTCCGTAGGCCTGAGATGATTGGGCCAGTTCGCTGATACGCGCATCGAGTTGAGAATATCCCCAGACGCCAAGGATTACGGCGCCTAGGATTTGCAGCAAGAAACTGAGGCTAAAGGATACGGCGGCCGACTCTTGTAATTTCATACGAAGTTTTTTCCTCCTCGTTTTCGTATTATCACACAGACCCGTGAGAGAACATTATCAGCGTAAATATATTTATATTTCGATGAGATTTGTGGTATAATTACTCTTATATGAATTCGTTATTTGATGATGACCAGGCCGCCGATTGTCTTGGCCAAATTGGAGATTGGCACGACCCCCATCCCACTCCCATTGTAGAGATACACCAGGGCATCCACGTCGTGCGTGATGACATGCTCGATGCCGGCACGAAAGTTCGAGGCGTTGATTACCTCATCGGGCACGATGCGCGATACGCCCACATCAAGGAATGGGTGTATGGTTCCTGCCCAGCTTCTGGCTACGCACAAATCAGTCTGCCCACCGTGTGCGGGCGCTATCAGAAACGAGCCGTCATCTTTATGGCAAAGCGCCGACTCGACGCGCTCCATCCCTATCAACAGCGCGGGCTGGATGCCGGTGCTGATGTCCACTGGGTGCCGAATGGAATGCTCTCGGTGACGCAGGCCCGTGCGCGGGCGTATGTCGCAGAGTCTCCGACAACACGGATGCTGTTGCCGATTGGACTTGAACATCCTACTGTCTGTGGTTCATTCATTCGCGTTGCGCGTAACTTGCCGATTGTGCCTCAGTATGTCTGGACTGTCGGTTCAAGCGGCACGTTGAATCGTTCGCTACAATTGGCATGGCCAGACGCCGAGGTGCATGTTGTCTCAACAGGGCATCAGATGAGTGAGCAGGAAATCGGCCGCGCACATTTTCATCGGTCCCCCTATACCTTTAATAAAGGCGTGCCGTTACACGAACGACCTCCGTTTCCGAGTGCGGTAGAGTATGACGCGAAAGCCTGGGTTCCGATGATGGACTGGTATCGTACAGCACGCCCCTCCGGTTCCGGTGTGGTTCTGTTCTGGAATGTTGGCGCCTAATATGAACACTCTTTTTGATGCCCCGGTTCCCACAGCCGCGGCCAAAACGATTCGCATTCTAGTCTATCCAAACATCACGTATGCAAAAGACCTAACGAAAGATAGCTATGTAGTCTATCTCACGAATGCGATTCGGCAATTGAATCGTCTCCGCGACGACCTCTTCTTTTACATTCTCACACCAGAACATCTTTCTGTGTTGGAGTTTCCTAATACGCAGCAACTGGTGGTGCCGTTGCCGACACATGCGCCGGTGATGCGTGTACATTTTAACGTCACAACTATCCAGAAACTTCTATCGAAGTTCATTGATATTGATCTTGTTTGGTCGCATCTCCCTGAACAGACACATGCGCTGGCCGCCACATTATCAAACGTCACCCATCATCGCCCGAAGTTCTTTGGTTACGCCCATTGGTTTGACCTGACCTCTGTCGCGACATGGGAAGCAGGAAGTTTTCGCGAGAACGTCAGCGGGCTCTTACACATGGACCGCTGCTATCTGAATACCAACGCACAGAAAGCCTTGGTTCTACAGGAAGCCGCACAGACGTTTGCGCCGTCGGTTATCCAACAGCTTGAACGCATTCTGGTCGCACAACCGCCGGGTGTTTCCGTGTCGAATGTCGCGGCTGATATTGACACACAGACCGAGAAGCTCATCGTCTTTAACCATCGCCCAGCGCCCTACAAAGACTATCCGACGTTTCTAAAAATCGTCAGGCAGTTGCGTCTGACACGGCAAGACTTTCAAGTGTGGATTCCGCTCTTGGACACTTCGCCAGAACCGTGGATACAAAAAGAGACATTCTCCGACAAGGCAGGATACTATGCGAAACTCCGTTCCTGTCGCGTGGGATTTGCCCCAAAGCAGCAGTATGCGGGCTGGAGTATCGCCACAACCGATGGCTTGATGTCTGGCTGTCCTTACATCACATATGATGCTGACTATTACCGGGAACTC